GAGACGCACGGGTGGAAGGGCACATCAAAAAGGTCGTGATTTTTGGCGTCGTCATGGCCCTTATTTTTTGAGCCGAGCCAACCGGTTAGGCAACAGGTTAGACGTTGATCTTTTCCTATCGAGAGGCACCTTGATGGACCAAAAAGAATTCCCCTTGCTGGGGCGAATCGACGCGCCGAGCGTTGCACCTGAACAGTGGGTGCGCTTGGCAAAGACCTACCGGCAGGCCGTGCGCACCGCATGGCAACTGCGCCGCGTGCACTACATGACACGGGCGCAACTGGCCTCTGAGGCTGGGCTATACCCGCAACACGTCACCGACTTTTTGCACGAAGACGACAAGCCTGGGCGGCGCGATCTTCCTGCTGAAGCCATCCCCCGCTTTGAGGGCGTCATCGGCAACACGCTGGTGAGCCAGTGGCTCGCGATGCATGCACGGCTCACGGTGTTGGAAGAAATCACCGCAACGAAAGCAGTCGCATGAGTTTGCTTCCTTCAAACCGCGCACACGTTGCCCCGATTGTGAGCATGGGCGTCAAGGCGCTTGACTTCCGTGCGATGGGACACCGATAGATGAAACGAATTGTCCGCTTCCTCTCGCTCTGCATCAGCCTGCGCTCGGTGAGCAGCGCGGTGTGGGTGGACCAGTACGAGAACTTCAAACCCCACCACGGCAAATGACCTACCAACAGCACCCCCTGAGCGCGGCCTTTCCGGCCATGAGCGATGAGGACTTCGCCGTCCTCAAGGAAGACATCAAGGCCCACGGCCAGCGCGAGCCGATCATCGTGCATGAGGGCATGGTGCTGGACGGCTGGCACCGGTTCCGCGCCTGCACTGAGCTGGGCATCGAGCCCCTGAAGTTCACGTTTTCCACGGCTGATGATCCGGTGTCATTCGTCCTGAGCCACAACTTGCACCGCAGGCACCTGACGCCCTCGCAGCGCGCCGCCGCAGTGGTCGCATGCTCGACGTGGGCACCGGTCGGAAAAGTTAAACCGGAAATGGTTTCCGGTTTACGTCGTGACGCCGACATGGCGAAGATGGCCGGCACCTCTGACCGCACCATTCGGGACGCCAAAGTCGCGCACAAGGCTGGGCTCGGTGAGATGGTGAAGGCCGGCGCGCTGACTGCGAACGAGGCCGCCCAAGTGGCCCGAGGCGTCGAACCGAAGAAGGCCAAGCGCACGCTGGTGCAGGAAGAGCAAAAAGCCGACGCCAACGACCAACTGGCCGAAGCACAGCACGCCATCACTGACTTGGCGGCAGAGAACGAGCGCCTGTCTGATCGGCTGGCAGTCGAGGCCATGGACGCCAGCGAGGAAGAGAAGACCGCCGCCGCGAACACCATCGCGGAACTCCGGCATCAGGTGCAAGCCCTTGAGGCCGAACTGAACGCGGTGAAGGTGTCACGCGACACGTACATGCGCGAAAACGGCGAACTGAAGAACCAGATCAAGATGATGCGTCGTCAGGCGGAGAAGGCGGCGGCATGAGCCATTCAGACCTCCAACTCTTCGACTATCAGGAGGCCATCCTGGACAAGCTGCGTGCCGGCTTCATGGATGGGCACCGCTCGCAAATGCTGGTGGCCCCCACGGGTGCCGGCAAGACCGAGATGGCGATGGAATTGCTGGAGGCCTGCGCCAACAAGGGCAACCGCGCCGCGATGGTGCTCGACCGCATTGTTCTGTGCAACCAGACCAGCGTGCGCCTGGACAAGTACGGCATCGGTCATGGGGTGTTGCAGTCGGGACACTGGAGGTTCCGCCCCCATGAGTTGATTCAGGTGTGCAGCGCGCAGACGCTGGAGAAGCGCGGCAGCTTCCCGAACCTGAAGCTGTTGATCGTCGATGAAGCGCACAACACCCGCAAGCAGACCATCGAGTTCATCAAGAACAACCCGCATGTGAAGATCGTTGGCCTGTCGGCCACGCCATTCACCAAGGGCCTCGGGAAGACGTATACCAACGTGGTGTCGGCAGTCTCCACCGCTGAACTGGTGGCCCGTGGTCGCCTCGCTCCCCTTCGCGTCTTCATCGCCAAGGAAATCGACATGACCGGGGCCAAGAAGGTAGCCGGGGAATGGTCGTCCAAGGAAGCCGAAACACGCGGCATGGCGATTACCGGTGATGTGGTGTCTGAGTGGGTGAAGAAGACCCATGAAGTGTTTGGCGGCCCGCGCAAGACGGTTGTGTTCGCTTCTGGTGTTGCTCATGCATCGGACCTCGGGCAGAAGTTTGCGGAGGCTGGGTACAACTTCGTGAGCCTGTCCTACAAGGACGACGACGAATTCAAGGCCGAGGCCATCCGGGAGTTCTCCAAGCCCGACACGAACATCCATGGCCTGATCGCGACCGACATCCTGACCAAGGGTTTCGACGTGTCGGACGTGATGATCGGCGTGAGTGCTCGCCCGTTCTCGAAATCCTTTGCCTCTCATGTTCAGCAGATGGGCCGTGTGATGCGCGCCCACCCCGGGAAAGAGTTCGCGCTGTGGCTGTGCCACTCCGGGAATTACCTGCGCTTCCATGAAGAGTGGGACGACGTTTTCAACAACGGCGTGAATGCGATCGACGAAGGCAAGGAAAAGGCCCGCAAGGAACTCACGAAGGATGAGAAGGAAGCCGCCAAGTGCCCGCGTTGCAATGCGTTCTGGCCGGGCCGCTCCGATACATGCGCGTGCTGCGGCTTTACCCGCATGAAGCGTTCAGAGGTGGTTGTGAACCCGGGCGAACTGCACGAACTCACGCAGGGCGCGAACGTCAAGGATCAGGCGGTCAAGCAGGACTGGTACAGCCAACTGCTTGGTATCGCCAAGGACCGGAACTACAGCGACGGTTGGGCCGCGCACAAATTCCGCGAGAAGTTCACCGTGTGGCCGCGCAACGTGGAAGCGGTGCCGAAGCCCGCATCGCTTGAGGTGGCGCGATGGGTGAAGAGCCGCCAGATCGCTTGGGCGAAGTCGAGGAAGGCCGCATGACCTTCATTGACTTCTGCCGTGCGTGCGGCGTGAACCTCAACCAATTGCCCCCGATGGGCCGCTGGGTGCGTGTGCCGACCGAGGACAAGCCACACAGCCGCAATGGTGCCGTGAAGTACATGGGCGATGTGGGCTTCTGCCAGAACTGGGCAACTCAGATCGAGCCATCAGTGTGGCGTGATGAAGGCTCCAGCAAGGACGCTCAGAAGCGCGTGCGCGCCGTCGCCAATGAAGCAGACCGGCAGACCAAAGAACTGGCGCTGCGGGCCGCTCAGAAGGCCGAGACGATCCTTTCCGAGTGCGAGTTGTCCGTGCACCCGTACCTGGAGAAAAAAGGCTTCCCGGCTGAACTCGGCAACGTGTGGAACAAGGAAACCGACAACGTGTTGGTGATCCCCATGCGCACCGCTGGGAAGTTGGTCGGGTGCCAGCTCATCAAGGCTGACGGGGACAAGAAATTCTTGTACGGCCAGCGCTCTGGAGGTGCTGAGTTCACCTTTGGGCAACGCGGCGTGCATGTGCTCTGCGAAGGCTTTGCGACCGCGCTGTCGGCACAGCAGGCCCTGCGCAACCTGAAGGTGTCCTACGTCCTTCACACGACCTTCAGCGCCGGAAACATGAAGAAGGTGGCCGAGAACCTTCCCGGCGGTGTGGTGCTTGCCGACAACGACGCCAGCCTGACCGGTGAGCGGGTGGCGAAGGAAATCGGCTGGCCGTACTGGATGAGTGATGTGGTGGGCGAGGACTTCAACGACGCACACATGCGCAAAGGCATCTTCGCCCTAGCCATGGAACTGAAAGCGGTGCTGAACAGAAACAGGCAAAGAGCGTAGCCATGAATTGCACTGCGCCGGTTGGACATCCCTTTGGCGGCGCAGGAAGAACCCCCTACCAAAGGAGAGACGTTGAAACAGGGGTAAGTGTGGCGAAGGTAGCGCACGAACGTCGAACGGCTGCCGGGTCATGTAACGCGACGGAGCAGTCGAACGCATGTGAAGGCCTACCAGGAATGGCTAGGTCTGTCCGCTCAAGAGCAGTGAGAGGAAGAGGGGGAGTTATGTGGGTATCAGCAGAGAGAGCTTTTGAAGAAGCACTGGAGAACCTGGTGAAGCTGGCACAGAACGACGGAACGAAACATTACGCCTGGCATGAGGCCAAGCAACTTGAATCACAGGAGCACGGCATGTACCGAGGAATCTGCGAAGCGCTGAAGGCGAGGCTGGCATGACAAAGACGAATGTGCCCGTCATCCGCCGCCTGTTGGCCGATCACGAAGACGGCCTGACAAAGAACGAAATCTCCAAGCTCACCGGGATCAGTTACGGCAGCGTTCACAGTGTTGTCCGCAGGCAGAGAGACATTTTCATTGATCACTGGCGCCCGAACTACGAGAGCTACCGATGGGAGCCTGTGTGGTGCTTGATGAAGCCACCTGAAGACGTGCCAGAGCCTGAAATGAAGGTTATGGAGTATTTGCGTACTCAGGAAAGGCGGGCAGCGTGACCTGTTCAACCTGCCGTCACTGGAGCCCCAAGACCGACAAGCCCATGGCAAAGCAATGGCTCGCCCCGTGTTTGCTCGGACCGAGGTGGATTTATCAGCCCCCACAGGGCAAGTGCAACAACTGGAAAGCTGCAACTGCTGAAGTTGTCGAGGGCCGCAAGGCTTGGCTGGAGAAGGCGGTATGACGGACGACCTCAAAGACCCGAACCGCGCCGTTGACTACGTGCTCGCCAACGCTGGGAAGTTCGCCGCTGCCAAAGCTCAACGGGTGTACCTCGAAGAGTTCCGCAAGAGCAAGAAGGCCATTCTGATGGGCCAGAGCACGGCCAAGAGCGCCGTAGAGCGTGAGCAGTACGCATACAGCCATGAGGACTATCTCGCGCTTCTAGGCGGCTTGAAGGCTGCTGTAGAGGTGGAAGAGCGTTTGCGCTGGGACATGATCGCCGCGCAGGCCCGCATTGAAATCTGGCGCACGCAGTCGGCGAACAACCGCCAGCAGGACAAGGTGATGCGGTGAGCAGTGGCCGCCTTATCCCTGTCACCGAGAAGCCGCGCCTTGTTCCAAAAGAGGGCGGCGGCTGGATGTGCGTTGCCTTGGTCCGCAATGGATTCTGGCGGCAGCTTGGCTCCCGCGTGTTTCATGGCAGAACGCCGGCAGAGGCTTACCAGCTCTTCAAGGCCGAAGGGTGGTGGCGATGAGGCGCGCCGCCCGTGTTGACGCCAGCCAGACGGCCATTGTGAGCGCGCTGGAGGCCGCTGGTGCGTCTGTGTGGCTGATCGGCAGGCCAGTGGACGCCATTGTCGGACTCCAGCAAAAAACCCTGCTCATGGAGTTCAAGACGCCCGGAACGTACTACGGCAAGAAACTGAACAAGAACCAGCAGAAGTTCATGGACGGCTGGAAGGGTGGGCCGGTGTGCCTTGTCGATTCTCCAGAAGCCGCGCTGCGTGCGCTTGGGGTGCTCAAGTGAAAGGCTCCACCCCATCCAAAGCCGACCGCGAACTGTGGGACGCCCTTGCATCGCTGGGTTGTGCAGCCTGCCGCAAGGACGGCATTTTCAACGGCCATGTGTCCATCCACCACATTGACGGCAGGACAAAGCCGGGAGCGCATCGCAAGGTGCTGCCGCTGTGCGCTGGGCACCACCAAGACGGAACCGGCGCGCCGGGCTTGATCGCTGTCCACCCGTACAAGGCCCGATTCGAGCAAAGGTATGGCCGGCAGGTTGATCTGCTGGACGACTGTTTGCAGCGGCTGGTGCCCACGAAGCAACCGCAGTTTTCCCAATGATTAACCAAAGGAGCCTGACATGAGCAAGAACCTGAAGACACAGTGGCGCGTTCAAGTGCGTAAAAGCAGGGCGCACAAGTGGGTGAACAAGGGGCTGTTTGAGACGCGGGATGCTGCGCGAGATGAAGCGTCTTACCAGCGCACAAGTGTAATCGCTGGCTATGACCACATCGGGGAGTACTTCGGCTACGGCTTCGGAAACACCCGCGTTGTGCGTTTTATTTCTGGAGCGAAGAAGTGAGGCCCAGCAGGAGCGACATCCGGTTGGTTGACGCAGAAGAGTTGAGGTCTCTTCTTAGGTATGACCCTGAGACCGGCCATTTTGTCTGGTTGGTAAATCGACAGGGCGGCACGAAGGCGGGGGATGTGGCAGGCTATCTCGCGCAGGATGGGTATCTGATCATCAGCATCAGGCAGAGGGGCTACCAAGCGCATCGGTTGGCATGGCTGTACATGCATGGTGAATGGCCGCAGAAATACATTGATCACATCAATTGCGACAAGCTCGATAACCGAATTGCCAATCTACGCGACGTGACGGCAAGGGTGAACTCTGAGAACCGAAAGCGCGCCCCATGCAACAACAAATACACAGGGTTGATGGGCGTCTCATATGGCTCCAAGAACTCTTGGAAGGCAACGATCGTTGTCCGTGGCAAAGCGCGCCATCTTGGGAACTTTCCTTCCCCTGAAATGGCGCACGAGGCCTATGTAGCGGCGAAGCGCGAACACCACGAAGGCTGCACCCTATGACCGAAGCCCCCGAGCGCACAGAAGCGGACATCAACCAAGTCCTGAACGACCTGCTTGCCCGCTGGCATGTCTGGAGTTCGTCCTATTCCTTCGGCAAGGGCTACCCCTCGGTGGACTCAGCCTGCCGCGATTCCCGCACCTCAAGGCAGTACGACGACACCAACGGGGCATTGGACGCTGGGGTGGAGAACAGGATCATGGAAGCGTTCGATGCTGCGGTCTGGACGATTGAGCAGCCCCACCTCACCGCGATTCAGTTCCAGGCGCGCAACTTCCATGCACGGGTAGCGGTGTGGAGCTCGCCCCGTTTGCCAAAAGATGAGATGGAGCGCGGGGTGCTTTTGATGGAAGCGCGAAATAAATTGATGCGGGCACTTGCACGGTCGGGCGTTATGTCGTAGTATTTCGCTCGGCGGGGTAGGTGTCTCTATAGATTCCTGCCCCGTTTCGCTTTGTGGCCTTCCACTGAGCGGCATCAAGACGGGGGTTTGAGCGCTGATCTAGACAGCCCGGGCAAAACCCGCAGACTCTCGCCTTGATGGCGCAGCAACAGTAAGGACCGGTCCCACTGGTTTTGCGTTTTAGCTATCGGATGGCATGCTGACCGCGATTCCTGACTGATCATCGGGAAGGACTCTCGGCAAGAACAACCGGATTGGGGCGTCATCACCCCACAAAGCCGCCGTAGCGATACGAGCGGCTTTTTTCATGAGTCCGCGACACTCTGAGTTGATAGCCCATGTTCGGGGCTGAATCGCAAGAAACCGAATCCGCTACTGACACCCCGGCGGCCCGAGCTAACTCACAGGCAAGGGATAAACCAGCGAACAGGCAATGACGCCCTGGCAACAGGGTAGGCGACTG